GAGTTTTAAGGAGTTTTGCGAGGCTATGGACCTGCTCAACTATACTTTCTTAAAAATCGGTATTAATGAGGTTGCTAATAAGAAAATCTCTGCTGAATGGGAGGGCACAGATACTAAGCTCAATAGACTTTTAAGCCTGGCTAAGAAATTTGGCGCAGAAATTGAGTTTGACACACGTCTCAACGCTGACAGCTCTATCAAGTCATTTACAGTCAATGTCTATCATGAGCACGACGATAGCCACCAGGGAGTTGGTCAAATTAGCCCAAAAATCTTGAAGTATGGTAAAAACCTCAAGACGATCACTAGGGCAATTGACAAAACTGGGATCTATAACACGGTTGTCCCAACAGGTAAGGATGACAAAGGCAACGTAGTTGATATTAGGGGTCTTGGAGCTTGGTCAGTCAATAACGCAAAGGGAGAACGTGAGTTCTACCAGTCAGGAGCTGCATTGTATGCCCCTCTCTCTATGCAGATGTATCCGTCTACTTTTACTCACTCAACAGGGGACCGTGACCAGTGGATCCGTAAGGATATGACGGTAGAGAGTTCAAATCCTGAGGTCATCCGTTCGACGGCTTACCGTGAGCTCAAAAAGAACTGTTATCCAGCAGTAACTTACGAGGCTGAGGGCTTTGCGGATCTTGAAATAGGAGACACAGTCAAAGTCTATGATGACGGCTTTAGCCCTACTCTCTTGCTTGAAATGAGGGTATCTGAGCAAACTATCAGCTTTACCAATCCGAAGAACAACAAGACAACTTTTTCAAATGCTAAGGCGCTTGAAAATCGTCTATCTCAAGGCATTCAGCAACAGCTAGACAGGATGATAGAAGAGGCTAAGCCTTACACTATCAAACTTTCTACTGATAACGGTGTAGCCTTTAAAAATGGCCAAGGACAGACGATTGTGACTCCTACCCTAATGAGAGGAAATAAGGTCATCAATAGTGGCTGGCGCTGGGTTGTAGATGGCGAAATCAAGGCTACAAGTCCTAGTTACACTGTCCGAGCCTCTGACATCAGCCAAAAGATGGTTTTGACAGTCTCGGCGTGGATTGATAACAAAGAGGTAGCCTCTGAGCAGTTGACTCTTATCAATGCGTCAGACGGAACGGCTGGAAAAACTCAGTACTTGCATAGAGCGTGGGCCAATTCAGAGGACGGACGTGACGGTTTCAGTTCGTCATCAAGCGCCAATAAGCGCTATTTTGGTACCTACACAGATTTCACAGAGGCAGACAGTCAGGATCCTACCAGCTACAACTGGACGGCTCTCTTTGATAACGTGAAAGGCGGAAATCGTAACTATTTCAAGAATGGTAGAGCTCAGCAAATCAACACAGGAAGCAGTGAAACGTATGACATGCGGACTTTCATTTTTGACGATTTTTGGAAAAATCCAGATAGGCTAAAACCAAATTATGTGCGTGTGGCATTTGAAATTAGCGTATCTCCAGCATTAGCAATAGATACACAGGCTAATGTGCATTTTTCGGCTAGCCCCTGGTACAAAAATCAAATCATCCTCAAAGCTGGAGTCACTACTCCTCAAAGTTTTGAGTTCACTATTGACCTCTCAAATGCCTCAGAGTCTTACAAAACAGATAATATTTTCATCCGTTTTGGTACAGCTCATGGATTTCCTGCTAATCAGACGGTCACGCTTGAAAATGCCATGTTAGCCGTGGGAACAAATTTTCTCGGTTACGTGAAAGCTATTGAGGATGTAGAAAGCGACATCAACTCTAAAGCAGACCAAGCACTAACTCAGGACCAACTCAATGCTCTAAATGAGAAAGCTGGAATTATCCAGGCTGAGCTTGAGGCTAAGGCTAGCACTGATACGCTTGATAACTGGATTAAGGCTTACAGGGACTTTGTCCAGTCTAACGAGACAGCGAGAGCACAAGCTGAGAAAGATTTGATTTCAGCTAGTCAGCGTGTTTCAAGTATTGCTAAGGATCTTGGAGAACTATCTGACCGTTGGAATTTCATCGATACCTATATGAGTTCTTCAAATGAGGGGCTTGTGATTGGTAAGAATGACGGTAGCTCTAGCATGCTGTTTAGTCCAAATGGACGAATTTCAATGTATTCAGCAGGGGTTGAGGTTATGTACATCAGTCAAGGGGTCATCCATATTGAAAACGGTATTTTCTCTAAGACTATTCAGATTGGACGTTTTAGAGAAGAACAGTATTATCTAAACCCTGACATGAATGTCATCAGGTATGTGGGTTAGAAAGGAGTAAAATGGCTAAATTTAGTAGCTCTAGTGGGAGCTTGTATCTCAATCTATATGTAGACCAAGAGTCTCAGAGTATCACAGCTAACACCTCAACGGTCAAGTGGCGGATGACAGTCAGCCGTATAGGCGCCTATTACACTCATAACCATCAAGGAGACAGTACGCTGTCCCTTAATCTTGATGGTCAAAATGTGCATTACAGCTACCCGACATGGGAGACCTCAGGCGAGGAGTACACGCTTGCTAGTGGGTCAAGCACAATCAACCACAATGCAGATGGGACTAAAACGCTCCCTATTTCTTGTACGTTCAATCCTAACAATGGCTTGCATGGGACTATCACAGTATCAGCAAGCCTTAGCCTGACGACTATACCACGTTCAAGCTCTGTAAGTGTGAGCGCTGGAGTTATTGGTAGTTCGGTTACTATCAATATTAGCCGTCAAAGTTCAAGTTTCAAGCATACAGTGCGCTATTCATGGGCTGGAAAGTCAGGAACGATTGCAAGTAATGTGGATGTGTCCACAAGCTGGACGATCCCTCTTGACTTTGCCAATGACATTCCCAACTCAGCAAGTGGGACTGGGACAGTCTATGTAGATACCTACTCAGGCTCTACCAAGACTGGAACACAGTCCACTACATTCACGGCAAGCGTACCAGCAAATGTAAAACCCACATTTACAGGAGTTTCCCTGTCGGACCTAAATGGTGCGGCTCAAAACCTCATCCCTAAGTCTGATACGTTCATCCAGGTTATCTCT